GATTTATCCTCAATCGTGATTGCGCTTACCTTTTCCTCAGCATCACGCATAGAAGCGGCCATTGCCCATTTGACATGCTCAACAGTTATCAATCCATCTGGTATGCCAAGGATAAGGGCAATCTTAATCGCCTTCTCACACACACGTCTGTAAAGACCAGAAAATGGTTCCAGGCCCATTTCAATCTTGCTCTGGTTATAATCAACAGTCCAATTGATACACCGTTCAATAAGTTCCTTTGCCTCTGGTTCTATATCAACCAACCGCAACGGCCCTCGACGCTCTATTCTGTCAAATTCTTCACTTCTATCCAGGCCAGACAGAGCAAGAATCTTCATTTTCATGCTGTCTGGCATATCTTCTTTGGTAAACCCTGGGTTTGGATAAGGGTTAATATCAGGCTCGACACACATAACAGTACGGCCAAGAAACCCGCTTTCCGCGTTATCAATGACCATCATACGGGATAGCTGTGTAGGCGTGGTAAACCCAATCAAAGACAAGAATGGCTCAACAAGTCTATCAGCTGTCTTCAAGCGCTCTTTCAGGCTATCAACCATTTTTTGAGAATGTTCTTTGTCTTCGTTTTCCTCCACCTTTTGCGCGAAATAAGCCAGCTTATCGCGCATCATCTTTTGCAGTTCTCGCTTGTCATCCCCACCCACAATGTGGAAAGATTCAGACTTGGTGTAAACGCTCATGAATGTTTCAATGACACCCTCAAGGTGAGAAGCGCCAGATCGAGAAGCGTTACTAATCTTGGCAAGATGAGCGCCAACTTCATCAATGGTGTATATTGCCGCCTGATGATGTATTAGATTTTGATACATTTCACGTTCAGATTTAATCTTCCCGTGGTTGGCTTCTGACATTCCAGCGAGAATTATGATCTTATTAACAGCCTCCAGCACCGCATCTTTACCAGTGCCAGAACCGGCCACACAGAATATGGCAAGGTTTGCCCTTGTCCGGCTGGTGTCGTTCGCAGCGTAGTTAAGGCCAGCAATGTTGCCAATCGCGTATAGAGAGGCCATTGCGGACAGATTTAAGCGAGGATAACGGCACTGTGTGTTAATCCATCTCGTCACCTCCCCGCAGAAGCCAGGGGGCATTGTAAGGTCAATAGTGGATATATCGACAGGGCAACCCTTGATAGGGTTTTTCACCTCTTTAATATCTTCTTTGGTAACTCCTTGAGTGACAGGATTGCCAGTTACAGCCTTCGCGAACCATCCTTGAAGTTCGACTTCCTCAAATGATACCTTCTCTGTCCATCCGCCATCCTTCGCCATTTTAATCAATGTGCCAATGGTTACAGGATTTGATGACTTGCCGAATGAGTGCCACCGGGCGTCAATGGCTTCTGAATTGTATTTAGCGCTACGCTTGCTCCATTCATCCCACAGCGCTACACCGTTGCCGTGAGTGGCGTCATGGATAGCCATGCCGATCTTTATCCAATCGGAATATTCGTCGTAGCAATCAATATGCTCCAGCATATCTGCAATCACGCTGTCAGATATGTCTATCGTGCTGCCCTCATATTCAATCTTTCGCCTTTCCTCCCGCTTTAGAAAATCAACAAGAGCAGTGGGGGCCTGGTCTATGTCATCCACAGAACCAGACAGGACGTTATATTTGCGACCAGACTTATGAGGCGATCCAGGCCCTACAACGAAGCCGGTGTGTTTGAAATCAATACCCTTATAATCTTTATGCGTCTGGACCGTTTTAACGTCTGCTGGCAAGGAAAAATAAAGGTGTTTGGACCCACCACCCGATCCTGTCTCTACGATAAGGCCAGCAGACGCAACATCAGGGAATTTCTCCAATAGTGCTGCATATGAAGCCAGGCCACCGTTCTTAGCGTCCACGTCAATTACCAATAGATTGTTGCACAGAACGCCATATCCGCGCCCCATACTGTCAACCATCATGGACATGTTTTCTATCTGGTCATCATCCCATTGCGGGGTATTCTGCCAGTTGGAAGCTACAGGATGCTTGCCTATTGCCGTGCATTTTGGATTGCCGCAACCACAATAATTACCATCAATGCTTTCCAACATGAAAACACGATGATTGTTCTCAGCAAAGGCTTGTATATGTGTGTTTGTCATGATAGATTATCCATGTTCTGGCGTTTTTGCCTTTCTTCGTCGGAACCACAAGCCGCTCCGGGCGTTCTCCACCGCCTGTTGAGCGGCTTTTTATGATATTTTAACGTATTTAGTTAAACCTTCTCCAGTTCTTTTGTCTTCACTTTCAAAGATAGAAATATACCCATCATCTGACAATTCACGTAATGACATTTCAATATCTTCTTTCTCATACTTACAAATGTTGCTCCTTGACTTTATATATGCGAATGTCAAAGCCCCATTACTTCTGTTAAAAAGTTTTTTAAGAGACGATTTTATCTTTTCATTATTCGGTAAATTTTTCTTTGTGAAGTAAAATAATGTCTTCCCGCCCACTTCCTTGATGTGGATGTTCATCTTATTTTTTTCCGCCCACCTCTCGGCTATTACAAGTTCATAGCGCTCATTATCATCGATAATTACAAAAGAGTCATCGCTTAGGGAGGAAAAATCGATACTCCCTTCGTTGAATTTATGTATCACAGGCACTCGAAGTCTCCGTTTTTACAAAAATGATTTGCCCATATTACCCGCAAAATTAATAATGTAAACCCCCACAATTATGAATTTTCGGGATTTAGATTATCACATAATCCCAGAAAATACCTACCCCAAATGTTACAACGTTTTTCTTTAAAATCAATGGGTTAGGTGGCATTATACCTTTATACCTCAAATTCGGGTAATAAGGGTAGGTAGTTTCCCTAAATTGAGGATAGGATAAAATACTATTTATCTTTATATATCAATTACTTAGCTATCTTGCTACATCTAGTTGTAGCAATTATATGACTTATAACCGCCCTTACCCCTACCATCTATTACCGAAAATCGAGGGATTATGTGATAATAGTATCTAACCTGTTGATTTTAAAAGTAAACATCTTACATTTTTACCGTGGTATTTTCTGGGATTAAGGTATAATCGGTAAATTGTCTGTTTTTATCTCTTTCTTGCAATTATGTGTTGACACGGTATGAAAGGTGTGGGATGGTGGGTGCATAGAGAGAAACGAAGCGGAGAAAATGGAATGACCGCATCATGGGTAATTAAGGAAAAGGCAACAGGAAAAGTTATTGCTGAGACCTTTCAGAGAAAAGTCGCGCAGGCGGTTAATACGGAAAAGTATGAAGCTGTTCCGATCATGAAATACCTTGCATCTCTGAATGAACACTAAGCCTTCCGGTTTCCGCCTTACGAGGCGGTTTCCCGAATGCTTGGTAAATGTGGAGACAGGAAATGATTGAACGTGTAACGCAAGCTGATATTTTTGGATTGAGAAAAACGATCGATGATCTGATGATGGATCTCGATCTTGTGGAGGAAGGAATGGAAATGAAAGATCAGGATATGTGGGCCTGCATCATGGCGGGTGTAATGCTGGCTCTGGCGTTCGCAGCGCCGTTTGTAATTCTGGCTGTGGGGTTGGTGTGATGATAAACGCTAAAATTATCATGGCATCTGCCGCATTGTTCGCAGCGCCTGCATCAGCGCAAGCCCTGGAGCCTGTGGATGCGCTAACTGGAATTATCCGTATGGAAGTGGCACGACAGTATTGTGGGTTGCCTTTACCGGAGGATGCATTGCGGGAATTGGTTGGTGTGGTAGCGCCCTATGTCAAGAAAACGCCACAGGAGTTCACTGAGAGCGTTCGTCGTGCTGCCATGGAGCAGGGTTCAATTTACCAAAGAAACGGTTCCTTGCCCGGTTTCTGTGCGAATATAGGGGCAATCTATGGGAGGTATGGGAAGTGAGCGATTGGGAAAACGTTGGAACAGAATTTGAGAATGTGTTGTATCTGACGAAAATAGACGATGAAGAACGCGGCCCTAGGAACGAAACAATTCTAAAGAGAAATGGCAATCTTTGGTATGTTAAGGATGGAAGTTCCTACGTTTATTATACACCAACTCACTACAAGGTGATCAAATGACATACGACCCAAATAGCGCTCGCAAAGGCGGGTCCAGGAAACATCTAGTGGAAGTTCTCATTCGTGAGGTTGAAGCGCATAAGCATGGGAAGCACTCCGCCGAGTGCATGGGGGAGCTTATCCTTGCTGTCAGGAAGTATCAGAAGGAGGTGGGTAAATGAACTGGTTTGTAGCGTTTCCTTTGTGTGTGGCGACTGCTGGATTTATTGTGGCTATTGTTAGTTTGTTTGAGACTGGTTCAGCCCCAATGGTAGTATTCGGAATTGGAATATCTGTAATATTTTCCGTATTTGCCATGGCTGCTATGGAGATGTTTAAATGATAACCTTCATCGGATATCTAGTCATCGCCACGATTGCGGCTCCGTTTGTTATGTGGTGCCTGAGATGACATTTGTTTGGACGCAGGAAGTAATTGATCGTGCTTCAAGGCTATGGAAAGATGGCAGGTCTGCAAGGGAGATTGCGGAAGATATTGGGGTGACGCGGAACTCAGTCCTTTCGATCATGCATCGTTATCGTGAACTGTTCCCGAAACTTGGTATTACGTCACGGCAGGCTATTGAGCGTGGATTGATAGATAAGGCGGTTGCGCTTTGGAATGAAGGCGCGTCAGTCAAGATTATTGCATTGGAGACAGGACTAACACCCGGTCAGGTATCAGGTCTTACAAAGCGAAAGCGTGAGTTATTCAAAAAAAGGGATTTTAAGAAAAGAGATTTGACACTTCACCGGGTTAATCGTTCGATGAAGGCGAAGAAGTCACCTAGAAATGACAAGGTTGATCGCTTGTCGAAATTCAATCCAAATGCCGGACCGAAAGAGGCAAAATATGAAGACCCGGCTCTGGATGAGTTCGAGATGGCTCGCCTTCCAGGTGTATCACTCGTTGATAACGATGGATGCATGTACCCGCTAACGGCAGAAGGTCCGCATTTATTCTGTGGACATTTGAGGTTTAAAGGGCGATACTGTGAACACCACACGTACAAGTGTGAAGGCTACAAGGGAATAAGCATTTCGTACAAAAAGGCGTATGATAGAAATATCATGGATGTTGTATGAGCAAGAAAGGCAAGAAAGCTTTACAGCAGATAGTGGACCAGTCAGTCTATGACTTTCAAGCAAGTCAGTCTATGTGGTTCTGTGAATGTGCAATTAACCTTATAGCGTCTACTATGCCTATTCATGAAGTAGCAGAGTATTTGCGTCGTCAGGTGAAGATTTTAGAGGAATATGAGTGATGGGCGAAAGCGTATACATATATTCATTGAATTGCCCAGATACTGGAGAAGTTAAATATGTGGGAAAGACAATCGACCGCAAGAATAGGCTAAACTCACATATATGGGGATCAAAGTACGGAATAGGTCCAAAAGACAAGTGGATACAATCTCTTCTGAAAGATAATAAAAAGCCAGTAATGGTTACCTTGGAGGTGACTAAGGAATGGGAGGATTGTGAGAAAAAGTGGATAAAGTATTACAGGGGGAAAGGTGATATATTTAATATAGCTGACGGAGGATTGGGTCTGTTTGTTTCTCCAGATATGAAGAAATTCAGCATATTTAGGAAAGTTATAAACCGTTACAATTCACTGTACAAAGAAACAGGAAATGAAAACTTTAAGAAATATGCAGAAAACTTTCGCAAGATGAGGAAGCAAGCCATCAAAAATGGGAGTTTCGATGAGTTTGAGGATTGGTTGAATAGCTTGTTCGGCAGAGCGATGAAAAATGAGACCTAAAGAATTAACAAAAGAAATAGAGGATGAGATCCTAGGCCGACTGGTTGAGGGTGAGAGCCTGCGTCGAATTTGTTCAGACGATCATATGCCAACTAGAAAAGCCTTCTATTCATGGTTGCTTGATGAAGCCAATATTGCCTTTAGAAACCGTTACGCGCACGCGCGCGAGCTTCAAGCAGACACAATCATTGATGAAATCAACGACATAGCCGATGACGCTACGAACGATTATATGGAAACAGTTGATGAAGATGGCGCTGTTTCCTATCGACTGAACGGAGAGAATATACAGAGATCACGCCTGCGTATTGATGCGAGAAAATGGCTTGCTGGAAAGCTAAAGCCAAAGAAGTACGGAGACAGGGTTGAGATTGAGCATTCCGGCACTATGGAACATAAACATTCCATCGGCGAGATGACAGACGAAGAGCTTGCAAAGGTTATTGCGGGGGAGAAGTAACCTCGTGACCATAACCAAAGCCCAAGCCGCCCAAGAGCTTCTCAACCGGCGGAAAGCCCGTCGCAATCTGGTTGATTATGCCCGGTACATAGAAGTGCCGGGCGCTCCTGTTGAAGAGCAGGACGAGGACAGCGACGAAGCAGAATATTTCGCTGAGACGCAGTTAGCTAAACATCATATTCTAATGCTTGAGGCGATCCAGAGGTGCATTGAAAAGCCCCATGGTCGCCTTATGCTGTTTATGCCACCTGGTAGCGCCAAGAGCACATATGCCAGCGTCGTTGCCCCCTCTTGGATCATGGGAAAAAAGCCAGGTTTCAAGGTTATTGGCGTGTCTTATGGTTCAGACATGGCTAAAAAGTTTGGTCGTCGTACTCGATCAATTATTAAGCAAAAGAAATATCAGGCTCTTTTTGAAACTGGACTGAGCGGCGATCAAGCAGCCGCTGACGAATGAGCTTTGTCTAACGGCTCGGAATACATGTCAGGTGGTATCCTATCGGGTATAACTGGAAATCGTGCAGATTTCATAGCTATTGACGACCCAATACGGGGGCGTAAGGATGCCGATTCTGAAGTAATTAGAAATAGCACTTGGGACGAGTACCAAGAATCAGTTCTTACACGTCTAAAACCTGGTGGTAGCCTAGCATTCATTCTTACCAGATGGCACCAAGACGACCCATCAGGTCGAATACTTCCTGATAATTACAATGGTGAATCAGGAATCATAATGGGTAAAGACGGCTTTGAATGGGAAGTTCTAAGCCTGCAGGCTGAGTGCGAGCGTCTTGACGATCCTTTAGGCCGCAAGATAGGTGAAATGATCTGGCCTGAGTGGTTCGATGAAAAGCATTGGTCTAATTTCCGCAAAAACCCTCGCACATGGTCCGCATTGTTCCAGCAGCGCCCCGCCCCCGATAGCGGTGATTACTTCAAGAAAGAATGGATCAAGCTTGTTTCAGCCTCACAAGTCCCACCTCTTAATACCATGTCTATCTATGGTGCGTCTGACTATGCGGTAACGAATAACGGTGGAGATTATACCGTTCACGTTGTTGTTGGCGTTGATAGCGAAGGGCGCATATGGCTCTTGGATATATGGAGGCAACAGGCATCATCTGACAGGTGGGTTGATTCTTTCTGCGATCTTGTGCGCAAGTGGAAGCCTATTGGTTGGGCTGAGGAAACAGGACAGATTAAATCAGGCGTTGGGCCGTTCCTTGTGAAGCGTATGATCGAGACAGGTTCTTATGTTGCGCGTGAACAGTTCCCAACGCGTGGCGGTGATAAGTCTGTACGTGCTCAGTCTATTCGTGGCCGCATTGCCTTGTCTGGGCTGTATGTGCGTGATGATCTGCCGGGCCTGGATGCGCTTATGTCTGAAATGATGAGTTTCCCTGTTGGGGTTCATGACGATCAGGTTGATGCTCTGGGCTTGGTTGGGCAGCTTATGGACCGTATGACCCCAGGTAAGCCACAGAAGAAACAAGAGCGTATGGATTATAGCGCTGTTTATGCATCTCCTTTGCCGGGTCAGCGTAAAAGGGGTTGACGCTCTGACAATTATGTGATTATTTAAGGGCATAGAAGTGGAGAAACAATCATGACGAAAGAACACACGCATACGCCTTGGATAATAGAATACGGCTCCGAAGAATCAGCAATTATTGATGCACGTGGGTATATTATTTGCACAAACGGAGAA